GCCCTTGCCTCTATCATAGTTACCAGACCAACGTCTGTACTTGTGGAAATTGCACCTTCCACTGTCTGCTTCAGCACACCGTCAATGTACCAACGTGCTGTCCCGTTACTGGCGATCTCTAGACGCAATATCTGCCATTCTCCAGCTACCGCATCGTCATCTGCGTCGATATTGGGAGCCGAGGTCTCACCAGTGGTCGTGCCGCCGTTGTAGGCCATGATCCAGTCTTCATGGTTTGTGCCAGCTTCTGCATCAAGCAAAAACCCACATAGGTCTGATGCCGAAAGGGTTAAAGTGTCACTTGCCGCAACAAGCTGCTCACCCTCTAGGATCGCAGTGTCCCCATTGACGTCAGTAAAGCCGAACCAAAATGCCTTTGTATCCAAATCAGCAAACTGCACACGACATTCAGCAACTATGGGAGCCATTTTGCCGACATCAAACACCAATCCTGTCGTGAGCCCAATGCTATGAGCGTCTTCGTTGGTTGTAGTAAACACTCCAACACCGTTCAGCCCGTCAGATTCCAAAACAGTTATACCTGAATCGGCTTCAGCAACTCCCTGTCCGATTACTCGTAAGCCAGAACCTCCAAAGGCCCTGGTTGCCGCTGTTGCAGCAACGATATCTTCGCCTGCGAGAAAATCTTCAAATATCTCTATCCGTCCATTTGCACCTTGTGCCATATCTATTTATCCTTCCCGAAGCTGTAGCTCCAGTTTTCTTATACGCGCCCTGTAGGGAGCGACTACTTCTGATATATTTCCTGTCTTGCGCGGAACAGCAGCAAGGTTTTCAAGGCGGTTGTCATCCATATCCCCGTTAAGGTTATGGACAACCCATCCTTTCGGAATGGGTCCGTGCCTCTCACTCCACGCTGCTCTCCTTGCATTCATCCACTAGCTTGTTGGCGCAGTAGCGTCAGCCTGTACTTCATACAACCAGTTTCCTGAAGATCTCTCTCCGTAGGCGTACTCGTCATAGTGATACAAAGCTGTGGCTCCACCACCCAGTTCAGGCATTCGCTTGGTCTCAACATATGGAGATCGACCTTCTACAAGTACCAGAGCCATCTGGGAGAAAACTCCCCCTTTAGCAAGGTTGGAACTTATAGTTAGGTTTCCATCTTCATAGAGTCTTGCACCGGCGATAGTTCCCCGATAGCGATTCTGGTAGGCATCGACAGCTACGCCCGCGGTCAATAATGCCCCTTCTCCGGTGGTAATTCCTAGACCAGCATTAACTAATTCATCATCGATATCTTTAAGTGCAAATCCATGATGAACAGCGTTGATAGGAGCGTTGGCAGGAGCAGGCTCGGTAGTATTCGAGGTGATCCTGTATGCAGCGGCAGCTATTTCCCCAGAGTCAAGAGCGTTTGCTCCACCAAGTTCTACTGACGCGCCGTCTATAGCGGTCAAACCGTCCTGGTCTTTCTTTCTCTCAATAGCGTTTTGTGCTAAAGATCCAGTCTGGGCGTAGGCATTAGCGGATATTCGTAATGCCACCCTGTCGGTGATAACCGTGTGCAGACCGATCACAGTAGGCGTGATCGAAAAGAGCGTATCGCTCATCTGTTGAGGGTTATCTAATTCTGTACTTTCAGTAACTGCCTGTGCGCTAAGTTTCGCCATTGAAACTTCATTCCAGACATTTCCAGTATTTTCGTCGAGCCTTTGTCGGTCAACGAGGTTAGGCATAACGCCTGCAAATTCCCTCACAATTCTTGCCGAAGCTATCATCGTGGGAATGGAATCTGCTAATGAATCCGTAATAGTATTTCCTACGGCCATTTTCTAAATCCTCCCAGATTTATATGCGTATTCCCTGCTGCTTGAGCAGTTCATGCGCCTGCTTAATTTCATCTGCCGAGACCGACACATCACTGTTTCCCATCCTTTGTAACAGGGAGTTTGCATTCATTGAAGAAGGCATTGGTGTGCTGTCAGATTCAAGGCTGTTGATTCCTGCCGCCTCCAATTCTCTTTTCACCCTTTCATCAGCCTGCCTCTGCAACTCATCTTCCCTGCCAATTCGCCGGTCTTTTTCATACTGAGCTACAGCACGGTTAAATTCCGCATGAGCCCGATATATGCCACCAAGATCTTTTTGCTCATAAGCAGGTCCCCAGAGGTCTCTGAATGCTGCCAGTTCGGGTGATGTCACAAGATTAAGTCCTGAGCCATCTGCTGTACTGCCAATTTCAGAAATCATCTGTTCTGTAGTTCTAGTGAAAGAGTTGTTCTCCTTTCGGTTGTGAGCATTAGCCTCAACCTTCTGAAGATCTTCCATGTAGGCTTCCTGGTCCTGAGTGCCTTGATGACGAATTAACGCACCGAGCGTGTCTACGAGGGTGTCAACTTTATCCGAGAGATCATTGAGTCCTGAAGGTTCTGTTCTAGCAGTCCGAAGTCTGCCTTCAAGGGCCTTCATATCGTTCTCTCTCTTCTGAGCGTCAGCCTGTAAATTTGCTATTTGCGTTTGCAGAGTCTCGATACTGGGAGGTTGCTCATCCGACACAGAAGGGGGTACAACCGCTAAGTCGGTAGCCTGTTCTGTTTCGGGGGCAAGATTGCCTGTTCCGTTTACCGCTGCATCTGTAGGTTGGTCCGGGGTCTCGAATCCCGAAACACCATTTTGTAAAACCAAAGTACACCTCTTAAATGAAAAACCGCCTGAGAACATATGTCTCGGCGGCGAAGCGCACTGCTTGGTTTTATGGCGGTTACTGCTAAATTCTAGAAACCAATCTCCCTTATGTCAACACGTTGGCCATCTGAGCTCAACATAAGTTCTCTTTTGCATCGTGGACACACAAGATGTAGTGTGCCATTTAATTTATCCCCGATCTTCTTATTACAGTGGGGACACCTTACTCCCTGTTTTCCTGCTGTAACCATTATCGCCCTGCCTGATATCTGGGTAATGTAATGAACTCATTAATAGCTCTTTTATCAGAAATGATTCCATTCTGAGCTCTTTTGATACCACGTTTTATGACTCTCAAATACCTGTTTTCAAAATCAGAAACATAATCCCACTTCCAAAGAAGCGCATCGATATTACCGTCTTCCTTTCGCTTTGCTACTTTTTTATCCTTTCTTTCTTTCTCAATCATGCGGACTCTTCGTGCATCCCTGCTGCTCCAGTCCAATGTATCGACAGCACCTTCTTTCATGGTTCTTTTTTCTTCAGGGCTTTTAGACTGGTAAATTTCCCATTTTTCAGTGAACCCCTTATCCTCAACCACGTTGTCAGTTATTTCCCAGTAGGGTTTTAAATACTCCCTGTCATGTTTTAATTCCTGAAGAATAGGTGGTTGATTCTGTGCTATTTCTTTTTCAATATCTTTGAGATAAGGCCCCACATCAGGATCTTCCCTTAATGCTTCAAGTCGTGATTCGTATTCTGTGTAGTTAAACTCGCCTGTGGCAGGGTTTTCCAGAGGGAGTTCTTCGTTGTAAAGAACTTCAAAATAAATATCTTTGGCCCTGTTATAGGGATGTTCTGTGGGATCAGACTCCTCAAAGTCAGCCATTAGTTCTTCATATTTGCTATTATGATCTTTCATCCTGATTCCATATTTGGTCATATGGCCATCAATGACTTCTCTTAAATCTTTTCCGACACCAAGTTGCTCGTAAGCATTAGTGATATTTGTGTCACGTTCTGTTCTTATATCGTTACGTTCTGACTGATATTGGCCGTACTCGCTACCCATCTCCAGTTGTAATTCGAGATTATCTGCCCGTGCTTTTTGAATCTCAGGGCTTTCCTCGATAATCTTTGCTCGCAATTCGCTGCTAAGATTTTTCTTCCAATTATCAGGCCAGTCGCCGGCTGTATGGTCATAGTATGCAAGGTCTTCGGGAGACATCTTATAGAATGCTTCCTTCGTTAATTTCTCCTCGATATCACGGGGTTGCAAGGGTCTTGACCTAAATCCTAACTGTCCAATCGCCACACCTGGAGCCGTGTCTCCTTCCATTTTTCCCTGAACAGCAAAAGGTAAAGAGGACGAAAGAAGATGTTTTGATAGATCCACGGTTCCATCAACCTTATCAAAAGGCAGAGCGTCAATATCTGTATACGCTTCTATAAAACCTCTGGCCGCACCTGGCAAAATAGCACCCCTGTAAGCCCAGTATTGCAGTACAGGGTTATCTCTTGAGGTGCTTGCAAGTAAGTCCTCTAATGGTGGGCCACCTGGTGCAGCGGAAGCTGTAACCGCTCCCATAAGCTGAGTGATAGCCCGTACCTGTCCACCCACACCGTAGAACTGTCCGTCTACCTCTATGCTTAGATAACCTCCACCACTCAAAGGATTTATACCTCTCAATACTTCATTTTCGATTCGTTCCTGACTCCATCCTTTTGCCCTGCCACTCGCTACTTCTGCGGTAATATACAGACCGTGAATTCCCATGAGCATTGTTGCAAGAGATTTCATAGCTTCTGTTTGCTTGACAGTTGCGCCCTGTCCACCACCTGCTCTGCCAATTTCCGCAGGAACAAACCTGATCGCGTCCGCAACAAGAGCAACCGTGGATCTCAGGAGTCTGGGAGAGAAAGCCATCCACGCTCCCTCGACCTCTCTCTGTGAAGCAGAAACCCCAAGTGCCTTTGAATCAAGGCCGCCAGTTAAATTCCTGAGATATGAGGCGAGCTCATCAAGGGTATTTCCAGGTCTTGTGCTTTCAGTCCAACTGGTCTTCATACTCTTCCACATCAGGCCTCTTGCGATAGCAAGAAAGGATGAATACGAATTCTGAAATCTACCGGCGAGTTGCTGTCCCAAAACATATTGAGCACCTTCTCTTACAGATTCACCTGCCCGTCCTGTTTTTAAAACTCCTTCACGAATTGTTTTATCGGTGAGTATTTCTTCTCCCACCACTTTACCGAAGAACGTCACGCCTTCTTCTTTAGGAAGAAAATCCACAACCTTTCCTATCGGCAAGCCTCTGCCTTTTTGAAGGGCAGCGAAAAACTCAACATCACCAAGAGGTACGCCATAA